TGTTCATTTTTTGCATTTGCATATGTGTAAACAATATTTTCTAAAAAGTCTTTTGGATCGTCTATTTTAACAGGATTTCCATTAACATCATCTACAACAAATTCTGCATACTCTAAATCTATCATAGTTTTAGTTAATGCAATAAGTTGTTCTGTTGTTTTAATAAGTCTATCTCTATAAGTTAGAAGTTTTAGGTCTTCTACTTTTGAAAATAATGTTTGTTGTTGGTTGTAAAGGGTTTGTCTAAAGTTTGAAAAGTCTAATGCTTTTTCTAATTTACTATCCATTTTCTCCTTTTAATTAAATTCTATTAAAACCGTCATGGCCTTCAGCAGTTGATGCATTATCCTTAGTCACTGTTGGGTTAGCTCCTTGCTCAGGATAAAAATATCCTACAGTATCGGCCCATCTGCTACCCATTCGCATTGTACCAGTACCATGAACTGTAGCATGGACCGATGCATTATCATACATCATTCTATAAAAAATACATGGTTTGTTTGATTGGGTATGATCTTTAACAAATCTCCAATCAAAATGAATATATGGATCGCCACTAATGCTTTCATTATTAGGAAAAGGATTATTATCACCGTATAACCCTGCATTTCCGTCGTATTGACATGCTCGATACCATTTACTACATGCTATGTCTAAATTAGTTAACGGCCCATCGCCGTTAGTAGGATCAGGATCATATTCTGTTCCATTAATTTTTCGCATCTTTCGATAAAGCTCGACCGTTGTAGCGTCTGTTATAGTTTCTATTTCGCCTAACCAAGGACCTATATGTAATATATCATTTTGGGCCATATTCGCGGACGAACTTACTGTTATTGTTGTTCCGTTCGATGTAGCACCTCCGCTGGCAGTAAAATATGCATTGGATTTATCTCCTAATCCATGCACCCTAGGACAATCTCCAGTAACTGTCCATCCATTACCAGATCCTCCATTACGAAAAGTAATTTGACCAGTACTTATAAGTGCGGCATTTTCATGATAAGGATTAAATTGGCCGATAAAAACCTTTGCGGCGGCCGGACCTGGATTATTTGCTTTTGCTAAATTTTGCCACATCCAACTACCATAACTTCCAGATCCAGTATAATCTGGATGAAATGCACAACAACCTCCTTGATTAAACCAGTATCGCATATGGTTCCAATCTAAAAATGTCATTCGAGCTTCTAGAAATGGTCTATCATTTCCATATTCAGTTCCTCCACTATCACTCCACGGTATATTATGGCTACCGCCAGACCAAACGCCAGCGGAATCCCAATTATCTGAACCCCAATTATTGCTAAACGATCCACTTGCTTGATCTATATTTTCACTATATACATCAGTGTCTTTATTGTTCACTGAATAAGGAGCATAAATTCCGTCTACATGTAATTTATGAAAATTATAACCACCTAATGAAGATGTATTAGGAGGTGTTGAACCGGCTCCTCCTATCCGTTCTATTTCATCCGACATTGCATTTACATGATCGTCCCGGACTCGGCCCATATCTTCTAATATATCTGTTGTCGGAGAACCGTCAGACTTTCTCATTGCTCCATGTTCTGTAGCAAGATCAAGTGTTTTTTTACTGTTCCCTGTAGCAAAAGTAGATTGCCCTGTACGTTTTATTGCGGCATTTATTCTTTGTTGTATTGCTACATATTGATCTCTAGCAATAGTAGTTGTTCGTTCGTAATTACCTGTATCACCTGTTCCTGCAACAAAATCTATAACAAAATTAATATGTCCTTCTGATCCTGCCCATACTTGGTAAGAACTAGAATCATGGGGAACTGTCATTGCTTCATTATCATATAAGTCTAATGTATCGGCGTCAATAACTTTTGCATAAAAATATTGTTCATTTAATTGATACATACTAGTCGAAGGGACACGTACTATTTGTATATAATTAGGAGCAGATAAAGTACTACCTTCGTGTGCTTCATCTAATAAGCCATGACCTACACATGTAACTCTGCATGGATTTGCTTTAGAAGCATTAGTTATATTAGGTAATACTGTAAATTTTCCATATCCATAAGCATCTCTTGGATCAGAAGTAGATACCGGAATTGACCCAACTCCTCCAGCAGAAACATGAGAATAGGGATTTCCAGACATATCACCCATACCTGCAGATGATGTTCCGGAACCAGATGTGCCTGCATCATAACTAGCTGATTGATTCCAACCACAACTCCGTTCGTATTCATTTTTGTCGTCCCAATCCGTACAAATAGGACCCGGACCCCAAAACCTAATCCACAAATCTCTTTCTAGTTTTCTTATCCATTGTGCTTCGATAGTATCAGCTGGTTCAGATCCACCTGATCCGCCAACAATACCTACATTGTAACCGGTCCTATCTTGATATTCGGCCATCTAGTTTCCTAATTAGTTTCTAGTAACGGCGATTTCTATTGTGCCTTCTCCGTCAGAGTCGTGTGCCTCGATCGCTCTACCTATTATAGCAAATACTGAATCATTTGTCAAGTCTGCTTTTCTAGCTCTGCCCGGTGTTGAGGATGACACTAATCTATCACCTTTACTTATTTTTCCAACAACCTTACATGGACACCGCCCGGTCATTGCTATTAATGGATGCGTTTCGTTTGTACCTGCTCTTCCATTCATTATAAAGGCAGGTTCTGTTGATACTACTCCAAATACATCTTCATCATTTTCTGAGGTAGTTGCCGTTACTTCAGCAGTACCAGCCATAGCAACTACTGTACCTGGTTCTAAATTATCATCTGCTTCATAACGTTCTGCTAAGTCAGCGGTATATGTTGCTTGGAAAGTTGACCCAGCAGTTAAGGACCAATCGCCATCTATTAATCCAGTTGATGCATTAGATCCGGCACTAATATTTCTTACATAAAGTGTACGCCAACGTTTATCGGTAGCACCAGTTGCTGTTAATCCAGCATGATGTTGAGAAATACTTGTTTCAGCATTTGTTGCACCTAAATCCCAACCTTGACCATCAAGTGCCGCACTGACATCATCACTATCTGTTGCTGGCATTACATGAGAACCGATAAATGAATTAAAAAATACATGTCTGTCCCATAAATCAGTTGTACCAGGGTCAACTAAAGTTCCATCACCTAAGTGTATATGACCATTTAATCTTGTATCTTTTGCATCTACTTCAAATCTAGTTAACCAATCAGCCATTGTTCCAACAGTTCCAGCTGGTGTAGCCGATGTTCTACCTATATTATCAGGGGCTTCAATAACCACCATATCTGTTGCTTGAAGATGAACTTCGTTTCCGTCATCGGCTTTAGTTTCAATTTCTATATTACCTGCGGCCGACCCATCCCACAATGTTCGCTGTCCGTATGGAAAAAGAGTTGAACCTGAGGCTGTATTACTCCCTTTGGCTTCTATATAAACTTTACTCTCTTGAACCCCAGCAGTATGATTACCATCTGTTTCGGCCTTAACGTGAATTCTACCTATAGAATCGCCTTTAGCAAGTGTTTCGACAACAACTTCTGCTGGTGCTGAATCGCCTTGTGATTCAGCACAGATATAAACTCTACCTGTTCCGCCTGCATCATCAGGTCCGCCTAATGCATATACAGAAGTTTCTGCTTTGCCTTTATGAGTTGCTATTGCCCCAAGATTAGTTTTTGCTTTTGCATCTGTGCCTGACGAATGAGTTGCTCTATTTAAAATAGTTAAGCATTCTTCAATATTCCAATGATTTTCAACTCTTATATTTTTAATAAATCCATCAACATAATGTAAATTATGAGTACCAATTGTCATACCTGATCCGTCAAATGGTTTTGTCTTGTCAAATGCTCCATCATTATGACCATCCATTATAGGATATAATCCTACAAATTTTTGAGAACTATCATCCACATGCGGTCCGTCTATCATTGGACTAGGAGTTGAAACTGCCTGGGATGGATCCGAACACAATACACCATTAAACTTAGTTGAATTTACTTCTTTAAAAGGTTTAGGAGTTCTATAATTATTACCTGCTTGAGAAGCCGATGCACCACTTACAGTACCTGAAGAATATTGTACTGCAATTACAGCATTTTGTCCTAAACTGGCATTTGCAGTAGTTGAATCTCTTGCCTCGCCTACTATACCTACAGGGCCTTGTTCTGAGTAATGTTTTCCTTTAGTCATTACTTCAACACCTGCTATAGTACCATCTGCTCCTACTGTAGGTATTACAAATGCTCCTGTTCCATAATCGGTATCTGTATCATGCACATGGATTCTTGGTCTATTCCATCCTATTGCTCTACCTTCTCGTAATGCACACACCTGGCCTTCGCCATTATCAACAAACCATATCGGATCTTCTAGAAAACTGTTTGTTATATCTACTCCTGCCCAAGTTGCAGATGTAATATCTGGACTTGTTGCATCTAAATCTATTGCGGTAGCTCCCTGTGTATTCCATCTAGCACCAGGTCCTCCCGATCCTCTCATAAATGTTCCTGGTGAATCAGTTTGGGTAGTTACTGCTCCATCTCTAATAACAAATAAATTGTCACCACTAGAACCACTTACCTTAGTAGATGATGCTCCTCCTTCACCGATGCTAACTCCTGCATTCACTAATGAATCTGACCCATCACATGGATATGCATCTCTATAAAAATGAAACTCACCTCTAACAATTCTTTCGTCACTATCAACTAAAATAAGATCTTTACCTGGATAACCACCAGCATCATTATATTCAGTATCGGCATCTGCTAATGTATTTGGGTACGCCGCGGCCGCACTATCTTGAGGCCATCCGTTGTATCTTGCAATAAATCCTCCAACATCTCTATCAGTAGGTACTGCTTCGTGTCCTTGACTATCACTTATTATATCACATTTAACACCTGCTTGAGCAGTATACATCAATGCATCTAAACTTGCTAACTTAAATCCGGAAATTGTATCTTGATTTAAGGATCCATCTTCTGGATCATCGCCTGCGGCTTCTTCATTATCTAAATCACCTTCAGTTTTACCAGTAAATGTACCTAACTTAAAAAAGTCTTCTTGTTTATTAATAGGTCCCCCACCTGTTGGTGTTGTACCGGATAATGCAAAATCTGAATCATCCCATAATAGTGTAGAAAATGGTACTTGATTATTTGCAAGCAATCCTCTATCTATATATAAACCCGAAATACCTGTTAATGGCGCCGATCCTGCGTTAGATGAAGCCAAATCTGTTTGACTTTTATTAAGTTCTATTAAATTATCTTCAATAGTTAAATTGTTTACTTCTATATTATTAATATTACCACCGGTATATAAAGATCCTGTTACAGACACACTACCATTAACATGTAAATTTTTGCCTATGTGGGCTCCGCCATCTACTCTTAATCCACCATCGGCTGTTACTGCTCCGGATGAAGTACCTAATGTTTGTTCTCGTTCATATGCAACATTAACATATCCTACTCGTCTTCGTTGTTGGGCATCAACTGCATCTGTCATTGCTAATGTCCATGCACCTGCTGATCCACCATATGTATAACTAGACCATGCAGTTTTATCGTTATCATGAACCGTTGCAGTATCTGAGGCTAATCCTTCGTCTGTACCATATCCATCTCTTGTTGTTAACCCTGCAATACCTGGATCGTTTCTGTGCCAATCAGTAAGATCACTAATAGCTCCTGATTCAAAACTAGATATATTTCCACCATGTATTTTATCACCACTAATAGCATTACTATCTAATAATAATCTATCATCTCCTAATACAGCCATTAATACAGCATCGCCATTTCCTGCACCTGCTGTACCTGTAAATGTTATTCCTCCATTTGTAGTAGAAGGAGCATATGTATAACCATCACCTTGATTAGCTATTGTAACGGCAGTAATTACACCAGCATCTGTTGTAATGGAAGCGGTTGCTGTGGTGCCTGCTTCTCCAGTAGGAGCCTGAATAATTATAGTACCATTAGTATAACCTGTACCAGCATTTAATATGCTAATTGCTGTAATTTTTCTACCAAATCCTGCTTGAAGATTACTAAAATCTGCAAAATCAGTTGCATTTCTTCCTATACGAATATTACCTGATAAAGCAGGTTTAATAGGAGGTGTAAAATATCCATTACCGCCTGCTTTTCCATTTGTATCATTACCTATTGTAACAGATATAATTTTATCTTCAAATTCTGTTCCTGCTGTTCCTAATACAGCAGTAAGGGCTGGTGCTGTTCCTGAAGGTCCTTGTCCTGCGGGTATTTGATCAAAAGCACTTGCACCATTTGTATTCCATGTACTAACGGTAGATGCAGTATAACCACTACCTTGATTGGTTATAACAATTGATTCAATTGACTGCAATGACTTATTAATAACAGGATAACCTTCCGCCATAGTACCGCCTGCTCCTGGAGCAGGAAATTTAACTTGATATTCTCTTCCTTCGGTAGATCCTGTTTGAAGATCTGGATCATACGCACCAGATAATGTTAATCCTGCATTTACAAACGGAAATGATGTATGTAATGCAGACCCATCAGGATGAGATTCAACATCATATGTTACAGAAGATCCACCACTTTGAATCTGTAAAGGTGTGCCATCTAATTTTCCTAAAGGTGACCATTCTTTTTCACCGGTAGAATATATACCAATAACCTTACTATCAACAACAAATTTAATACATGCATGAGATACAGGAGGTGTAGTTGTTTGTCCTGCGGCAGAATCATCATAAACATTTTGAAAAAGCAATGTTGCATCTGCGGCAACAGGTACACTAAGTTGACCCCATTGTAAAACACCTGTTTCGTCGTTTTTATATCGAATGTTTAATATACCTTTATCAGCCGCACTATCAAACCAAAAATCACCTTCTCGAGGTGTATATCCACTTGCATCATCAACAGGATCTGTTGGCCTAATATCCAATGTAGCCATTGACTTCCATTTGGTTTTGTTGTTAGCATCTTGGTCTAACATGTATATGTGACCATCCGATGGTTTATACCAAAGTTGGCCAACAATAGGATTAGTAGGTGCAATATCTCTAGAAAAATTTTCTACTATATGAACAAAATTTTCTGCAATAAGTTGTCCATAATTTTTATAGTTTTGCCCTACTAATTTTAAAGGGGTCTGGGTGTTAACTGTACCTTCTAGTACACTTGCTATTGAAGCACCCTTGTAATTTTTTACATCATATGGCATTGTTTCTACCTTTTAACTTGCTGTATAGTTAGTTCTCACTTTAATTGTGTATAGAACTTGAATCTTTCTGTTTGCACTTTTTTGGACTGGATGAAATACTACATGGCTTAATAATAATCCTTGATTTCTTCCATCGGCTGATTTTGCTTTTAAACCTAATTCATCAAATACAAAATTTCCATCAATAGTAGCATCGTCTGCTTTTTGATCTGCACTTGCTAAATTAAAATTTGTATCGCTTGCTACCGGTTCATCATAATTTAAAGTGCATGTTATTATAATATCTGTATATGCATTTCCATCTGTATATGCAATATCCATTTTATTTTCTGTTGTGTCTGTATTATCAGCATCTAAAACATCTACATTTTTAAAGAACCTATCATTATATAAATCATCATTTGCTAAAGTAACTTTGGGTTCTCTATATGTAATATTACCTTGAGCATCTATAATTGTACCGTCATTTCCGAAATGCATTTCATATAAAGAAAAATGATCTTTATTGCTTAGTGTAGTTGCAATACATCTGCTCATATTTTCTGCATGTATTTTATTTGCTTTATCGACAAGGATCTCACCTGTATCTACATCAAATATTTTAACGTGTCCTTGCATATCTATATTAAGATTACTTTTCATTTATAATACCCTATATTAATATTTATATGGTTCCTTTTCCTACATTTATAAGAGCCGCTTGTGTATTCGTGCTATTTTGTATTGTAGTAGTTCCATCATCATTAAATGCGTTATATGCTTCAGGATCAGGATCTACAGGAAGTGCTACTGTAGGCCCTGCTGATGTTACTGTTGCACCTGATGTATGGGTTGCCGCCGCTGTTCCGGCTACACCCCTAGTACAACCTTGAAGAACTCCGGTATTTGTTGTTTCATATCGTATTCTTTCAGCCCCAATAACGACTTCTCCTGGTGCTGTAGGGAGTGGTGTTATTGATGTTACGGATATTTCTGTTTCCTTTGAATCAAGATCTTCTGTTGCTGTTGTTTTATTTGCATCTATAATTGTTTCATAAATTCGTGTACCTGTGTTATCAATAAACATTCTAAATGCTCTAGAATCAGCAGTTTCTGTACTACCTGATGTATTAGTTTGTACTCTTATATCGACAACTTCATCTGCCGAAGCATTAATTTCTTCTTCGAATGTTCTAGAATCAAAAACTGTTTCGATTTTAGAATGATACGGTTTAACTTCATTAAGATATGCTAAAATATCTTCTTCACTACCTACATCAAATGTTTTCGGAGTAAGAGCTCCTGGTGTTTTTCGTTGTAATTGTAAAAATGTAGTCTTAGCCACCCAATCTAAATTGGTTTGTTCTGCATATATAAAATGTATAATTGTAAAGAATAATTCTTTATAGTATTGTTTATATGTATCAATAAATATATCTTCATGTAAACCTTTTAAGATTGCTTGTAATTCATTTGTATAATTTTTATCCCAACCACCTATATCATATTCTGCGGCATCCCATCCTGCATCTACATCTTGAACATCATACAATAAACTTGATAATTCGATAGTTCCGTTTTGTTTACCAATTTTAAACCAACTATCATCTACCCATTGATAGAATGCCCAGTTACCATCTGCATCGTCACTATCAACCCTTACTACAGAATAAACATCTTCATTTACATCATATAATTCATTTCTTGCACCTACTGTATATTGTGCAACCGACGATGAACTAATAGTAAAGTCTGGATGAAACCAATCAACATATTTCCAATAATCTTGAGGAGCAAAAGTTGAATTACCTTTAGCAAAACTTTGTCCTAAATGTTTCTTCCAATTTAAATATGAATCACTTAAATTTATTTTTAATAAATTTTTATTTGCATTTTGTATCAATGCTCTTATTGCCTCTACCCTACTTTTAATCCAACTTTGTTTATAAGGCCGAATTTGCCCTCCATACCTAAATATATTATGTAATCGTAAATTAGGTACCATATTAGGTGAATCTACAGATATATTTCTATCATCGATCCAATTATAAGTTAATAATTCCTGCCATCGTTGCCTATTAAAATTACCTAATTCTTTAAACGTAGCATATTGATCATGAGCTACTGCGGTGGTAGATTGAGCGGCTCTGCTTACTATAATTCTATCACCTACTGCCGGATTAGTAAATTCCATACTATCAATATGCATTACAAAACCGTTAGAATCAGGTACTTCTATTTCTAACCACATTGCATGATAATCGTCTGTGCTAGAAACAAATTCTCCTTGAACACTATAAACCAATGTTGTTCCGAGACTTGTTTCTTCGGATGACGTTTGAGGTGTTAAAGTAACAGCCGTCATTGCATCAAAATCTACATCAGTTGCCGAATGTCCATATTTTAATTTTACAGAATCTAAGGAAGTATTTGTTTTAAACAATGCTTTGCCTTGGTATTGTATATTTTGTAATATTGTACCTCCGGCTAAATTTGCATTTTTTAAACCTTTTTGTCCAACATAATGAGTTGCATTTTGACTTTCCCCTGTATATACACCACTTGCAAGTCCATATACAACGGCATTCGAATTAACAGTTGCTATTGTAAAAGTACCATCTGTTCCGCCTGTGACCGATACAACATCACCTACTGCATAACCACCACCACCTGTTTGTACTGTAGCAGATTGAATTACTCCATTTATTTGTGTTATGTCGAGAGTTAATCCTGTACCCGAACCGCCAGTTGTTGCGGCAATACCAGATGAATACCCAGTTCCACCTCCATAAATTGCAACGGTAGCAACTTTACCTGTAGGATCTATTGTACCTAATTTTGTACTCCAAAATGCAGTAGTTTTTTGTTCAAAGTCTCCATTTGTTAACATATTAACATCTGCATTGAACCTTCGTGTAGCAAATCTATCATAATATTTTAATTCTACAATTTCTTCGTTTGATTCGCCTTCGTCTATAACTGCATAAGAATTTTCGTATCCAGATCCTTTTCTAGTGGAATCCATGGCAATAGCAGTAATTTCACCATTTACAATTGTTATATCTGAATCTATTACAGTTGCTTGAATCCCGCCTTCTGAAGTCGGGGCACTTATAGTAACAGTAGGAGGAGTTGCTGAATTATATCCTTGTCCAGGACGATTCATAACAATACTATCAACTTTACCACTTACTATATTTGCATATGCATATGCTACTACATTTTCATATGGTAAACCATATGTATTTGATTCTGCTGGAGGATTACCTATTTCAACAGAAGCAGGAAAAGTTAATTCGCCTGCTTTTTCTCCTATTCTAAGTTGAATAGTAGTAGTTTGGTTATCAATGGATAATTTAGTATTTGTTTTAACTAAGGGCAACTCTTTATGTGTTTTATACAATTTAGCACTACTTTTAACAACATCATTTGCCATATATTCTAATTTTTGATTCCAATCATAATTATATTTTTTAGCAGAATATGTTGTTGAAGCACCATGTACAGTATATTCATTAATATCATCACCTGCCCAACCACAAAGAAACATTTGAAGTCCATTATTACTAAAGCAAAAGCCTCTTGCTTTAGTTTCTTGATCTGTTACCTCAAACGATTTATTTGAATAGGATGCTGTCGAAACATCAAATGCTGTTGATAATGTATATTTGAATATTGTCGGAGCACCACTTCCGTTTAAAACATACATTGTAGTTCCATCTGATTGAAATTGTACTGCTGATGGTTTTCCGGCTTCAGAGCTAACATCAAAATTTTGAGAATATGATGCTGTTGAAATATCAAAACCTGTTGTTAATGTATATTCATTAATATCATCACCTGCCCAACCTGTAACATACATTTTAGTTCCATCATTATTAAATGCCAAACCATAAGGCTGGAGTTCTTGAGTACTAACATCAAAACTATCTGTGTAGGAGGCTGTTGAAAGATCAAAACCTGTACTTAAAGCATATTCATAAACTTTATCAGTATTTTGACCTAACATAATCAATATAGTTCCGTCTGTATTAAATTCTATACTATTTGATGATACGTCTTGACTACTGATATCTAAAGACTGAGCATAAGTTATTGTTGAAACATCAAATGCGGTTGATACCGAATATTCATAAACTTTATCATTACCTCTACCTAACATAAACATTTTAGTTCCGTCTGTGTTAAACTTCACATCTCTTACATCGCTATCTTGAGAACTTACAGTAGCTGAGGCTTTGACAAATGTAAAAAGTCCTGCACCTGTTGGTGTTGGTGTTGTGTATGTATAATTTTGATCTTCTTCAATTCCTGCTATTTTTAATAAATCTTTATTTTCGTCTATACCTAAAATACTTTCATGAAGTCTATTAGCAAATCTATTTGGTATTGTTGTTTCTTGATCTTCTTCTCTAATAGTAATCCATTCTTTATGCGAATCATCAATATCACTAGTAAAGTTTATTTGAAAAACAGAATTTTGGGTTAATCGTTCACCTACATTACCAGTTATAATATTTGATACACCTCCAGGAGCCGCCCAAAAAAGTCCTTGTGCCGTAGGATCATTTAAGTATTCTCCAATTACTTTTGTAGATATTTCTCTATGAGATTGGGTTTGTGGAACTGAAGTTTTATTTTTAACCCAAAAATAATAAAATGTAGATACTTGTCCTGTTTGTGGATCAAGTGCTTCTTCTTCGCACCAATAGTAATGGGTAACTCCACTTAAAATTTTTGTATATGCTTCACCTGATGCAATTTCACCATCTATTTCGTAATTACCTTCAACTAACGTAACCCATTCATCAGGTGCAACCGTACTTTTTGTCCATTCATATATATCCATCGAAGAACCAGGAAATTGTTCTCCCCAGTGTTTAAATGTATAATCTAAATCTAACGGTTGTTCATATTCTATATATCGAACAGTATTTAAATTCCACCATGAAATACCAACCTCGTGTTGCCCCCAATTTCGTGTTGAAGTTAATGTTTCTGTGTCTTGGGTTGTAGCATTATATAATGCTTGATCATAACCTGAAATAATATCAATTTCTGCTTCAGCAATTCCAGGTACTATACCTTTAAACGGATCCCATACTTCTGCTCTTGCTAATTCTTTATTTTGTTCATAATCATATACAATAACATTTGCTAATTGTCCTGTGTCTGCTTTTGGCTGTTGTTTGTTCACTTCAATAAATGTTCTATTAGTAGCATCATATTTAAATGAACCCCAACCTTTAGTTCTATTCTTATAAACAATCATTACTGGCTGTCCTGCTTGAAAAGTACCACCTAAATTTTCAGGATAAAATACAATAGTAGTTCCTATTACTTCCCATGCCTTTGTGCCTCCACTTCCAGGTTCAAATTTTTGTCTAAACTCTCCTACATATACATCTAAATCACCTGCTGTTGCTGGATATACTAATTCATAAGTTGATGTCAATGTAAACGAAGTACCACCTGCAAATGATGGATTATATGAACCTGCGGCGGATGAGGCACCTATTGCTAGAGCTTGGACATCATAGTATGCATCGCAATAAGCATAATTATTAGTTACCCAGCTCCATTTTGTATCGGCAATAGATGAAAACATTGCTGAATAATCCGAAAATCTACTTTTTCTAAATGCAAATACTTTACCATATACTTCATTGCTACCAACAAATTCATCTATATAAAATTGTTTATTTTCTCTTAATCCACACGTTTGACAATCCGAGCCTGTCGGAAATCCAGTTACCTTATGAATTCCATTTAGTGCAGGATTATTTTCTGCACCTGTAATCATAACATAATCGCCTTCAGCTAAATTATGATCAACTCCTAATTTAATAAGGGCTTCGTCACCAGTTTCATATCCTTTACAAATTTGTTCAATTCCAAAATTATCATCTTGAAGATTGAATGTCGACCAATCGCCTGCTCCTGTATCTGCTGTCCATACATTAAATAATCCTGCTTCACCGGTTTCTATCCATCTATCAGTAACATTGCCACTAACTTCAGCATCAGTTTTATAATTAAATGCCGACAAATACATTTTATCATCATCTGCAGGAATATTTATAGCAGGTATTGCCCCATCTGCAAATGAAAAAATATACGTAAAATCACCATTTGCATCCACACCTCGTTGTACAGATGAATCAACTGAACTTGTACTAGGTCTATCTACAGGTGAATAATAAGTAAAATCAAATTCTCCAAATCTAGCCGTAACACCTGTTATACCATAAAGATAAGGATCAGCAGTTGCAGTAACTTTAGAAATACCATCAACTGTGAAAACACATTTTTCAATTACAAGTTCTGCTAAATTACCACTTGCATGAGTTTTTGTATATTTTGCATTTACTATACCATAAAAACTTTTAGCGGCCGCATTTATAATTCTTGTAGAAGTATATCGCTTACCTTTATATCGTACATAATATCCTTTTGCATAGGTATATGTATCTTTCCAATTTGGTGTCTGAAGTAATTTATATAATAATGAACTATCGTCATCTTTATATTTGTCATATAATGTAGGTAAATCTTCTAATTTAAAAACTTGATACGATGTTTCTTCTAATCTAGGATAACCAGCATTAGGTAAATCTTTTTCATACGTTTCAATTTCAGCAAGAGTATCTATCGATTGATCAAATATAGGTCTAGTACTAAATTGAACAGCAGGATTTGTTGATGGTTGTTCTAACCATCTTCCGTCTCCGCCTAACATACTAATAGTAGTATCATAATCAAAATCTGTTGCTTGTCCTTGATAAATTTCCCCAAAATTTATTAACTGAGGATTTGCTTTTATATCTGTATTTTTAAGTGTAAATTCTTTAGTTGTTTGTTTAGATTCAGGTCCAAATTCACCTAACCTAAACATCCATTCTTCTTCTAGATTAATATCAACACTTGCTTCAAGTAAAAATGTACTTCTAGTCAATCTATTAAAAACTTCAGGTGTACCTTTTAAATGGCTTACTCCTTTCATAAATTGAAATTGCACATCTTCTGAAAGACGCATATTTCTTAAAAATTGTTTCTTTTCATAACCAATATTTTTTCTAGCAACATTTATACTATCTTTATTCAATCCTGTTTGCTCAGATGCAAAATAACTAGAGGTTATATTGTCTACAGTTTTATCAAAATTTTCATATATTGTGTCACCATAAACTAAATAACCAGGCGCATGTAATGAGCCATTCCATTCTGGAGTTTTTAAATATTCTATTTTAAATCTATGTTTTGCATCACCTAAAATAGGATAATAAATTATATCATCAAATATTGTTTTATTGTTAATTATTAACAGATGTTCATAATCACATACAACAAACGAAGCACAATAAATCGCCCTACTTTCGTCCTTAGGCTTAACAGTTATATAACTTAATTGCCTATCTACATCTACAGTCGTTGAGTCAAATAAAGATTTATTTACATCTAAATAAAAACTGCCATATTCATAATCATTGCTTTTTATATGACCATGTGTAGTTTTAAAATATAATAAATTACCTGCAGGACTTAATTTAATAGATGTGTCGTCGCCCCATTCGGCTTCAGACCATAATATAAATTGTTGGGCAGTTAATGTCCAGTCTTCATATACTCCATCTTGATTAGGATAATTAAATTCAAATCCTACATTTTCTAAATATTTTCCATAAGCATATAAGAAATTATACACATCATTTGCTGATTCAAATTCTGTACCATAATCTATCCGTTTTGTGCCTGTATCAAATTCCGAATATAATTGAATATTTGTTTCACTTACTGTAATTTGTTTAATTGTCGACTTTAATTGATTTTGTATTGTAAAATACGGTTTATCATTATGATATCCATAAACAGCATAACCTGTTGATGTTTTAATAATTTCAACACCACTATAAATATATTCTTTATATGGTGATGAAGTGTGAAATTTAATAGTTAAGTCATCGTTTGGTATAAAGTTATTTGATTTTTCTGATTGTAAACTATCTGCCAGCATAGATATAGAAGATTTTTTAGAAAATCCTTGCATTTTGTAACTTAATTTTGTGTTTAACTGTCTTAGTTGTCTAGCAAAATCTACATATATATCATTACCTAAAAACATTAATCTATCAACAATAGGTTGTTGCAATCCTAATATTCGTCTAGATAAATTATTATTATCTACTTCATTATGAACGAATAATTCATTTGAATTATGTCGTTTTTTTGTTTTATTAGATATAAATTGTTTTTTACGTTCTACAGATACTACTTCTATTACACCACCTTCTTGGGTGTGGTAAAGACCACCTTGTGAATCATAATAGTATAATATTTCTGGGGTAGATGAAGTTGGCGAAAATGTAGGTTTAGTTGGATCAGTTGCTTCGTCCCAACCTGTTGTATACTGTCCAGAGACCTGGCCTTCCCATGCTTCTGATAATTGAAAATCATGTGTATTGTAAGATGCATCTGTTAAATTAAATGTATATACATTTCCTGCTTGTAGTACTAATTTTTTCTGCTGGACACCATCTAAATAAAATACTGTACCAGAGGTGTTACCAGCCTTAGGGGCTGTTGTCACATCAATTGTTATTGCTTTATTTCCGCCATCAGTTATTTTATCTTTTGTATCATAATATTTTTCTAAATATTTTGCAGGATTTATTGAAAATAAAAATTCATTTTCTATATATGGGAACAACGATGTTCGTTTCCATACAGTTTCTATCGGACTGTTGTCACCTATTGACCAACTTGCTTTGGCGTCTAAAGCCGTTGGACTTGACATTAAAGTTGCGGTAACCGGATCTTGTAATGTTCCGTCTGCGGCCACAGGAAATGTAGCACCAGGCCTCGCAACATTAATATCTTGAACAATAGTTTGGCCAGGTTCTGATATAATTCCTTTTTGCAAAGCAGAAATCATATTATTTCGTTTAGTAGCATTGACCCATTCGTAATGTGTATCCCACCAAGAAGGTTTTCCTATAAAACCTAACATTTCCCAAGGATGAGAATGTGGTCTATCTGTATCAAAATAATGTTTATAAATGCCTCTCCAATATCCTATTCCATTGGCATTAGCATCTGCACTATAATTCCATGTAAATTTATTATTTACATCATATCCTGTATTTGGTAATAATGTTATACCTCGAGCAATCTTAAATGCGTTAAAATAATTATCATAAAAATTATTTCTATCAGTTATTGTATATGGCGTTGTTCGATATTTTCCAGGAAATAAAGTTAAATCTTTTCGTTTAGATTCTGGACTATGTGAATAGGTTACTATATTGTCATCGTCGCTATTAAACTCAGATTGTATATGTCCATAAATTCTATTTTCTAATTCTAATAATGCTTTATCTCTATAATCTGTTATCGTGTGTGATAAAACAGATCCCGAGCCTGTAATAGTTGAATCGTGAGCTACTGTTTTTGAACCGTCATGTCCTTCAATTACAACTACTGTTCTAGAACCTGTATCGTCAACATAACTTTTTGGCACATACGTTGGAGCAACGCCCAATTTAGCAAGAGTAGGTGGTATAAAACTTAATCCTTCGTCAATACTAACTTTTATGACAACTTTTCCTGATGCAACCGCTGTCCCCAATGTAATAGTATTTGCATTAGGATTTAATGTAAACTCAGTTTCAAATGTTTCAACATCATTGGTATCTACTGTATAAACATACACATGATTATGATATTGGTTTTTTCTTGTAATTGTTTTAGGTAAAGTAAATGTACTAGTCGATGTTGTAACTGAATATGTTTTTTCGACCATATTAAAATAATACGCCATATCACTATTTGCAAATGGAAATGTATTATTTTTACCTAAATTTAAATCATATAATGCTTGATCAACTAATGCACTTGTGTTTGTGCCGGAATCCATTGAAGCATATAATTGTTCAATTTTTTGTATGAATTTCTTTTTAAACACATTATAACTATCAGCAGTATAATCTAATGCTAATAATAAATCATAATTTTCATTTCCTAACATTAAACCAAGTTTAAGTAAAGGAGATATTTGGTGATTAATTGTTCCGCCAAATCCTGATTCACCACCCAAACTTCTATAATTATTATTACCAAATGCCGGACCTTTTAAACCAGGATGCTTATCAATTAAATCAATCATATGCGGAAATATTTCTGCGTACGAAATATTACCCAATACATCATTGCCTGGATTGTTTTTAAGTCCAGTTGGAACGTCATATGCCCATTCATCTGTAGCACTAGTATCTGTAGTATAAAATTTTACATCTACTATGTCACCTACTGCTAATAAATTATCTGTACTTTGCGTTTGATTAGCAGGAGAAAATACTGGTACACCAGCATCAGAAACTGTTTCGTCTGTTCCTGAACTTTCGTAAGGTATAACTACTTTTTTTCCATTAAAAATATAATGTGTATCACGAGTTAATCTTACACCGTTATGATATACTTCTGGCCATCCTTGCTCTAATACTTTATCTATTATGATAAGTTTACCAGTTCCACTAGGTGAAGAATAATATAATACATCATTAGATTCTGTTTCGCTTACTGCAAATGTAACTATACCACTATGAGTATTATTATTTGTAACACCTGTACCATATGCCGAGGCACTTGCATCTTGTATTTGGAATGCTGTAGTTCCGTTAGTTATATCAAATGTATAAGTTTGCCCTTTAGCCAAATATAGTGTAGGGTTTATGCCTGAAAGTTTTTCAAATCCATAAGCAGATTTTAAACAAAATTCAAATCCTGTTGTAGTTGCTATAACATTATAATCACGTTCTGGTTCGAAATTAGTTGTACCTAAATCAACAACAAAATCATCTTGTGCATTTGTAATATCTCGGGTTATAGTAATAGGTGTTCTAATTTGTTTGTAACTTTGTTCCCAACAATTATCAAAATCATATTTAGAAATGTCTCTATCAAACTTTCTTAGATAATACAATCCTAATATATCTTTTGGAATGGTACCTCTATCATACAAATACATTGTTTGCTGATGAGAATTATTAAACATTAAATTTGAAGTATTAGTAGACGACAAATAATTTGTAGTTGCATATGTTAACGGAAAACCTAAAAATTTATCCTCTGATCTATCAGCAGTGGTTTTGTCTTCTAAATATTCAAAAACTGTATTACCTAAAAAGTCTGTTTCATTATATTCTGATAACGGTTGAAATGTTGTATCATATAATTCAAACTTTACTGGAACATTTTTAGTACCTTTTTCTTGTGCTAATCTCCATGTTGTTTGAGTAGATGTCTGGGCCGTTGGTCCATTTCTTCCATCAAACCAATAATCTTGACCTTGTAATGTGGTTCCATTTAAACTTGTAACAACATCACCATGTGTTGGAGGACCTGCTCCTCTACCATCTGTTTCTAATGTTAGGGCTGTTGCACCTGTATTTGCTGTATTAACTTTATAAATTTTATTATTGTATGTGTCATTTGAAGAATTAACAAATAATACTCTATCATTATCTTGAACTGTATATCCATCATGTACTTCTGCCGCGGCAGACCCGCCTGATAATAGAAAACCGTTTGTTCCATCAGCAGGATTCATTGCTTCTGTAATAATAATATCAACAGGTTTTCTAAAATGTGTGCCATAATTATATAAATGTAAATCTCTTTCCCATTCTATTATAGGACGTTGTGCATAATCATCGTCAACAATAATACCATCTAATTTAAATGATTTAGTAAGATTTAACATTGTGTTTACTGCTTGAACAGTATTAATATGATACCAATTATTAACTCTAGACCATGCATTATTATCTCTTGCACTTTTTTCCATACAAATATATTCATGCATATAATGGACATCTTTATTCGCATTTACATATGGAGGCCTTGTAGTTTGTCCGCCCATAATATGTAATGTAACTCCACTAGTTGCATATCCTGCTCCTGCATTTGTAATTGTCAATGTGGTATCTACAGCACCATTGTTAACATCAGCCTCTAATATTGCGTGGGTACTTGGTGTACCACTTTGATCATATACATTAACAAATGGTATATGAACATAGTTTGTACCTTGTGTTCCTACTGAGGCAGTTGCAACAGAACCGGTTCCTGTATCAACTGTACCCAGAGCTTGAGTTGGTGTAGCAAGCCCCATAGAAGTTTCTGTTACTGAACATAATGTACTTTCATCTATTAAGGTTATCTTTTTACCTACACCTGTTACCAAATATGTTTTTGTATCGTTAATAAATGCAAGTCGCATTCCGTTTTCTAATGTTAATGTCCTGTTTCCGTGGATAACTTGAGCTGATGTTGTGTATGTTCTTTTACCTTCGATTCCTGCTTTTGTTTCGCCATGTAATCCTACAAGAGGCAACCCAAATGGCAACCACACATAACTATTCCAATTAACAAACATATCATAATTTATAGGTGGTTTCCAAGCATAATTATAATCAGAAAATAATTTATCTAAATTTGTTGTGTTAGTTTCAAGATATTTTAACTTACTAATAATATCATCATATGGTATAGCAGATTCATATTCTGAAGTTGATGGGTTTTGGCTTACGACTGTAGGATCTACTTGATATCTATTGTTAAGGGTTGTTTTACTTTCAGTATAAACATCTTTTGCTGATGTTCGTATTGCTCCTATTTTTTTACCAATATAACCTGATTCAATTTTAGGATTGCCACTTAAAATCATTTGATCTAATGTAGCATTTAAAAACTTTTTATTAGTATCAGATTGAAGATATTCCGGTAATAAATCATACGTAGATCTTTTTGTAGTATTTTTACTTGTAGATCCGGGTATAGTATTATCTACCTGGTCACTGGTGTTTTTACTAGAATAATCTGCCATTTATTTTCCTAATTAATAATAATTACTTCCGCCTGAACTAGAACTAGAACCTGTACCTGTTACGACTCCTGTAATACTTGTTGTTGCTGTTGGAGTTTCAACAAGTCCTGCGGCAATTCTCATATTTGTCTCAGTATATGAATCAACTATATCAACATCTGATACCTTTGCGGCACTAACAAAAAGTTCATGAGCATTAGGTGTAACTTGAAACATATTACCAAACCTAGAATCTGCATTTGTTGGAACAATTACTAATGAAGAAATTATACCTATCATATTTCTATGAATAAATGCGGCAAGTTCTGTAAAATAAAATGTTTCGCCAAAATCCCAATTATCAGGTTCAAAATAATCATCAACATAATCTACTATTGTTGCTTTTATTTCATTGTCGGTTAAATTTGTTGTTGGATTTTTAACTACTTTAAATTTTGCTTGTAATGCATAATCTGCTTCTGTACCAAATAAAATTTTATATTCACAAGATTTATAAATTATTGTATCAGAAGATGTTTTTGCATCTTCTAATGCCATAAACATTGTTTTTAAATCTTCTGTAGTATGTGGCAATGGCTTATATTTTGCTCGCCTATCATTTTTCAGCCAATTTCTAAACTCAGTATTATACGTATTTGTTAATACAAAAGTATCTATAATATTTGTAACCGCTGGATCAATTCGTGTTTCCTCACTAGCGGCATGCTTCCATTTAAATCGTACTCCTGATCTACCTGTATATTTTGCATAAATTAAATCTCTTTTATACGACCATTTAGACGTATCAGTTGGTAGCACACCTAAATTACTTGCAACTTTAGATTCATATTCTGCTCCATTATATTCTACTTTATCTGCCAAATCATACGATGTAGATGAAACCCAATATTTTATAGAACCATCTGCATTTGTTGGAGGTGGTGTAGTCATTAATGTTTTATATACATAATTGTCTACTAATTCATCTGCAACATAAATTTCATTGGATCCTACAATACTATCAAAAGCAAACGGATCATCTATCACATAATCTTTATTAGTATCTGCAAATTTTAATAATACTCTACGTGGATCTGTATAACCATCATCATATGTATAAAATCCTTCAATATCAAAATCATAATTTGCAGTTAATAATGATGTACCTAAACCTCCGCCGACAGTTGTGAGAGGTTGTAAATTAATATCTAATATTCTGATTTCATCCTTTGTAGATTTTTTTGTAATTTTACTAACTTTATTATCTAATCGTTGGTTAAAAAATCTAACATTTTTTATTGAACCGAAATTATATTTTATAGCTCTTGCTAAAAACACCCATTGGTCTGTTTGGAATTCTATTCTTATTAAATAACTATTATCCGATTGTGTTCCTGCTGTACTTTCAGTTAAACTAAAAGCAGTAGATTCTGATTCCCCTAAATCAATACCTAATATAACTTCATATTGGTTATTCCTATGATCCCATCGTATACCAAATGAATTATTAAGTTCTAATTGATCTTTAATTGCTGTAATTTCAGTTGCACTAAATTTATTATTATATGCAGGTGCTATACGTTTTATTCTAACATTATTTGGTATATTCCTTGATAATGATACAGTACCATATTCTTCTTTAGTTTTACCTGTGTAACCTAATGAAGAACTTGTAACTCCTCTACCATCTCCATATATTCCAGTTATACTCGCCCAAGTAGTTGACGATCCTGCTACAAAATTACCGTTAGTATCCACTTCTGCGAATTCTATATTTGCACCTTCAACTAAAAATTTACCTATTGAATCTAACGAATCTTTACCTATAGCAACTATATCAGGAGTAGTAGCACCTTTTTCAAAATAACCAGTTGCTTGTCTAGCAGAACCTGTTACTTTTTTCCAAGTCCACATTTTTGCGGCTAACGCAGGAGTTGCTTCGTCTGATGTTGTAAAATGTAAATCATCTCCTGTTGTACTACCCGACCAAACAAAATCATTTTTATATTTTTGATAATAAAAGTTTTGTACTTCAGATTCTTCTAAATATGGTTGTAAGTATTGCTCAATAATATCTGTTGGATTTAACGGAGTAGGTAATGTTAATGTTTTTCGTAAAAATGTTTCTTCTTTAAAAATATATCCATCATCACCAAAAATAGTTAAATCTTTATATGTTCCTGTCGGGTCGTTAATATCAACATAACGTGTATGACCACTGTGTACTCTATTTGTACTTTTAATTTTTGTAATATTTGTCGATGCTTGCAATGGATAAACCGCATAATCTTGTGCTGATACCATTCTATTTTGAGTACTGTACACCTGTGGTGCCTTAGCTTGTATACTAGTATTTGATTCTGTTAATACACTATTTTTTATAGGTTCTTCTAAATCTAGTGTAACAACTAAATCATATAATTGCAAATCATGCTTACTAAAATAAGGTATAGTAATTTCTATATCTCGAATATCGTCTGCTCTAATGGTATATTCTTCACCATTTCCTACTCTATACCAAATACGTATAATACCTTTAGGTGCATTACCAAATCTACCATCGGCAAATTTAACACTAATTGCATCTTCTGCATTAGTAACTACTTGAAAAATATCTCGAATATTATTATCGACTGCATTAAAAATAACATTTGATCCTACTACTGTATCAACCGGAATCCACGTTGTTACTATTTGTCCTGTTTGATCAATAGTTTGAACCCATACATCATCATTAACAATATTTGATGTTGTTATATCTATAACTTGATTTTCAATTGGTCTTGAAATTAACGTGTCTTTAAATTCTATAGAACCTTGCTTAAAATAAAAGAAAAATCCTGTTTTAGCACTAGCATTCCCTTTTCCATCATTAAGGTACAAACATCGCATAGCAGAATTAGGATCTGGATATGGTTCAAATAAACCTAATGTTCCATCCACATCAACATTTGTTATTTCAAATGGTATAGATTCTCCTTGCACAGTACCAGCAAAAGTATGAGTCACATTTTGTTGTGTTTGTGAATTCATTTTATAAATTTCAGTTTTAACACCATCTATTGTTGCCGCTTTAAACGGAGTACCAAATTGTGTCGTATTGCCAAATGCAGAATTCATTACCATTAAAAATTGCTCATATGCATTTGCATTTGTAGAATCATTCCAAGTAATATCAGTGTTCAGTAAATTATTACCATCCGAATCAATTAATGCTTCTGTTGTTCTTATTGTTTTAATTTTTAACACACCACTTGAATTTATGCTTCTAGTAGGATTATATCCGAGGAACCTGGCTAATCTTAATATCGAATCTCTACTTTGAGCAGTTTCCATAAAATTTTCACGAGTAGCAAAATCTGTTCTAAACGCTAAATTATGGCCCATAAAGGCTATTAAATCCATCAAACTAATAAATTCAGATGATTGGATCCAATCATTATAATCTTCTGGGTAGTTTAATCTTATATAATCTACCATTGCCGCTTTTAAAGTATCAAAATCATATGCTTGAAAATTAGATTGAGCAAATGATTGGTATTTTGCTATATAATCTTCTGCGGCAAATAAAACATCTTGTCGTGTAGCCATTTGTTATATTTCCTCGTCTATTTCACGGTCGAATTGTAACGCCATAACTTCTAATTGGTCTGTGGGTTGATAAAAAAGGCTTAATTTAACACTTAAAGCATTATTATTAGAATAAGTCTCTACGCCTTCTAGCCTCCATCTTGGATCTTTTCCTACAATATCTATGCAATCTTCTTTAACTGCTTCTTCAGTTGAATCATTCCATGGTTCAAACATTAGTTGCCAAATCATAGAACCAAATGAAGGATTCATTACTCGCTCACCTCGTTTAGTATGGAAGTGATTTTTTAAATCCTGTTTTGCTAATTCTATATCGTGTAATTTTCTAGTTTTTGGTCCTTGAACTGTCGAAAATCCTTTAAATAATGTTTTTGCCATAGCATCCTTAATAGATTATATTATATTTATTGAAAAAATTATATACACATTTAATTTTTTGGTTGACATTTGATCTGTAGAGTGTATAATAGTTGTATAGGTTAAATTAGTTAAACACTTACTTAGGAGACAAACATGCCAATTGATAGAGGCTATGGAACTTGGACTAAAAGTAAGATTGTTAATCTTCTTGCTAACAATGATCGTGCCGTTGAGCGGGCGGTTGTTGTAATATTCAACAATCAAGAAGAAGATGAACAAATAATGGAATCAACACACAAAGCCAACGGTGTTGGTTTTACTGCATTTGATGCAGACATCCTTTCATCATTCGCAAAACAAATTAATAAAGGGCGTACCCTTTCTGCAAAGCAACTTGAAATTGCTCGCAAACCTGACAAGCACGGTAATATGAAAATTGCCAAATACTGGAAACAGTTACAAGCAGAAATAGTTCGCAAAGAGAGCGAAACTCAATTTACATACGACGACGATACATATTCCGACCATTTTAAAGACGCAAATGGTTTTAGACCACGTGGTATTTTGTGGGATAACTTTATGGCAAAAAGTCCTGCAGAAAAGCAAAAGGAGTGGGATCGGTTGCAAGAAAAAATTATCGAAGATATTGCTCGTGAAAAAAGGTTTAATCACTGTCTACAAAAAGAAGTAGACAATTTTGTTAACTATTCTTATAGGAAGTAATATGAAAATGGAACTCGAATGTCAAGAATGTGAAAAAGTATTTTCTAGAAGTATTAAAGTAAATTATCCAAAATGTCCAAGGTGTAAGTCAGAAGATCTTTATCCTACATCATTTTTTGGTCGAATTGTTAAAGAAGAAAGGAAGTAATA